CCTCTACCATATATCATAGCAGATATTGCGTTTATTATAGCATTATTGGTAGGACTACCATTATATCTGTCTATAAGAAATTTGAAATAATTGTTATCCTCTCCATAAGCTACCCACTCTTTATTTTTGTATTCTACAACTTTTGGTGTTGTATAACTACTTAAATTTATAAATCTTAAATCGTTCATACTATTATATAATCGTTATCGTGCGATCCTGCTGTTTCATCAAAAGTATATTCTCCACTATTAATATCATAATAATTATTGTTTGCTTGATTAATAGTTTGGTCTGTGCAGAATATCTTGTCTTTGTAAACAACACTTGACCCACTTAGTAAACTTAAGTCATAATATCTACCCTCTTTCAAAACAGGACTTATAGTTGCTGATACTCTTTTGTGATTTGTAACATCACTCGCACTAACACTTGCACTAAATACTTCTTCGTTCTTACTTGTATCTCTTAATTTCATCGTGTATGTAGATGTAAATGTTCTTGGTATTACATCAAACGTCTGAGCAGAGCTACTTGTAGTCAATACTTTCATACTTATATATCGAAATAATAATGCTATTTTGTATAGATATAAAAAAAAAGGAGGCATATAGCCTCCCTTAATTTATAAACCATAACTCTTTATGCGTTAGGATCAATAGGTGATGTAGCATCATCTGATGGTGCTGCTGCACAGAAGAATGGTGGGTTAGTTTCTTGTGCAGATAATACTAATGTAAATCCTGACAAGTCCGCCATCGCTGCTCCTGAAACCATAGTTCCCCCACTGACCTCGCATCCGTGCTCTTTTCCTAATAAGAAAGCATTACCGTTATAATCAACAACTACAACTTGAGGTCTGCCGTGAGCAAGTAATTTAATTTGCTCTTGTGTAGCTTTATCTAAAAATTGTAGTGTTAAATTAAGTGTACTTTCATAAAAAGTTGTACCATTTTCCCTTGAAGAGTTTATGGCTGTTTCTAAAGATGAATTACCTTTTAAATCGTATCTGTAAAAATCTACAGAGCCATCAAGAGTAACAGAGCCATCTCCAGCTATTGCTAAATCTCTTGTTGCGTTGCTGTAGTTAGAAAAGAAAACATATCTTAATCCACCTACACCTGATTTACAAGCTAAACTTCTTCCGTTTGTTATATTACAAGCCATATTTTTATTTTTTTAAAAAAAAGGTAAGTAGGCTTATACCCACCTACCTCTTTTATGTTAAACATTATTACGAGTATAATACAATGTCAGAGCCGATTCCGTGTTGTACTCCTGCACTTCCTCTTAATACTACTCTTACATTTTGACTTCCGTCAATGTCAGCCATATCAATTAACTTAACTTCTTGCCAGTCGTTTAATAGACCTGTTCCGAAGAATAAGTTTGATGATTCAGCAGCTACCATAGTATCAGCCGCTAGGCCTGGAGCTGTGAATAATGGAACACCTTGAAAGTTCATTTCAGTTTGTCCAACGTGATACAATTCTCTATATCCTAAAGCTGCTTGAGCTTGAATGTAGAATTTTGCTGCACTTGTTGGTAGGTAAATCTTAACATCTTCTTTTGAATATACTGCACTTGGAATAGCATCAACTACTTTTCCTAATTCTGCAATAATGTTAGATGCTGATAAACCACCACCTACTGCTGCAACATCAACAACGTCTCCGTCTGCAGTTAATAGTGTTTTAAATCCGTCAAACTCTCCTGCGTTAGCAGTTGTTCCGTTCCAAATGTTTTGCTCAACTTTCTGTGCTACTTTAGCTGCAACTTGTGCAATTAAAAAGTCAGAAAATCTCTTTGGTAGATTGTCATACTGACTGAAGCCCATTGATTGAGCATCCCAGTCTTGTCTGAAATCTTTTTTACATAGTTGTAAATTTACTTGAAATTCCTCAGGTTGTAGGATTCTTTCAGTTAATGTTACAGTTGAAGTAGGGTCAAAGTCGCAAGAAGCATCTTTTAAGATACTATCCAACGCCATTTTCTTGATTACTTCTTTGTATTTAATATTGGGTTTAATTGAAACCCCACCTTGTGATAATGTTACACCACTTAATAAAGCTGCTGCTATATATTCACCAGCAAACTCACCTGCATAAGTAGTAGTTATCGAAGTTGTAGTCGCCATATCTTTCTATTTATTTATTTAATTAATTATTAACTTGGATCAGTAGCTGTAATTGACCCTGCTGAGTTTCCGATTCCCCAAACATACCATTTGTTACCATCAGACCAAATATCAATAAAGTCTCCTACTGATTCTGCTGATGCTACAAAGTTAATTTGATCTTCTCCTGAAGCTGCAACACTTGCTCCATTAACTACTAAAATACCATCTATATTGTCTCCCTCTGCACTATCAATGATATAGTTTGATGTATCAAAAGCATTTGCTACAACAAATCTAAAATGTAGTCCTGATTCAACTGACGGTAATGTTACCGTTACACCTGCACTTGCTGCAAGTTCGTACCATTTTCCACTATCTGCTGCAGTCAATGTAACTGCTGCTGATACTGAATCAACATCGTTTTTAATTCTTACGACATCGTTATTTATATGCGTTAATACTGCCATAATTTTATATTTATTTATTTATTACTTATAGTTTCCATTACTCTATCTAGAGTAGATTTTGTCCTGTTTTGTGCAAACTTAACTTTTAAGTTGCTTTTCTTTTCTTCAGGGTTGTGCTTTAAAGGCTCTGCAGCAGGTTGAGATAATTCTTCTTTAAGAACTTCTTTTTCTTCTGCATCGCTATTTAAAACTTCTGTAACTGCTAAAGATACTTCCTCTTGAATCTGTGATGACATTTCCTCTTTATCTTTTGGAGACATCATTTTTTCTACTAGATCTTTAAGTTCGTCCATTTCTTTTCTGAACTCTTCTCTAGTTACATATCTCATTTCTTCTTTGTCGTCCTCTTTTTCTTCATCTTCTTTTTCATCTTCTTCTTGAGCTTTGATTTCTTTAATCATACCCTCTTCTTCGACAACTAATACACGAGAATCTTCTAGTTCGTACTCTCCAACTGGTAGAGCAACATTTTCGTCCTCAGTTTTAATAAAGACCTCTTTGCCTGATTCAAAAGCATCTGCTTCTAAAACAGTTCCGTTCTCTAATTTGAGTTCAGCTAACTGGATGTCAGATAGCTCAACACCTAAGAGATTTTTTACTTGTTTTATCATTTCTGTAGCTTTCATAATTATATATCGCTTTTTTAAATTAATTTTGCATTTTTAACTGCTTCTTGTTATTTGACCTATGCCTTGTGCGTGTAGCTCTCCAGTACAACACTCAATTTTATAAGTCAACTCGTCTTTACATAGACAAGCTCTTCTGCCCCCTATTGGACTTGTATAGCTAGGTATGTAGTCTTGTTTTTTCATCAATTAATATTTTTGACTTTGTTTAGATTATTAATTATATTCTACCTGCATCTACTGCTTGTCTTAATAATCTTTTATGATCTGCAATAGCAGATTTTATTGATTTTTTAAATTCTTGCAGTTTTGGCTCTTTTACATCAGATTTTTTTTCTTGTTCTTCTATTTGTTTTATAAGTTTTTCAGCTTGTCTGATTTTTGATTTTGCTGAATTGTAATCCGATTCTGCTCTATTTGCTGCTTTATTTAATGTAACTTGTCCTCTTTTTAAATCATCAAATATATCGTCTATGTGTTTTTGGACACGATTTGCTAAATTCAATTCTACTTTTTTATTTATATATTCTCTAAATTTTTCTAGTTTCATATCTTTTACTTTTTAATTGGTATACAGTTAGGTACTAATCTTCCATTTTTTCTTTTCATTCCGTATTGCTCATATCCTGCTTGACAAGGTTTTTTTAACTCGTGTTGTTTGCAAGGCATATACCAGGTCTGATCTTCAAAATCGTGTTCGTGTATTGAATCACACCCTATATCCTTTGCTATCTTTTCAGCCATCTCTTTATCAGCATAAGCTAATCTATCCATAATAATTGCAAAGTCATCATCTACTTTTTTTGATGCTAATTCTATTTCTCCAAGTTCTTTTAATTTAGATTTACT